ACGGTCGGGTATCTGGACGGGTATTTTGTTTTCAACGAGCCTAACTCACAGCGCGTATGGACAACGGTTCTTCTTGATGGATCGTCTGTAGATCCGCTTGATTTTGCCAGTGCTGAAGGTTCGCCCGACGGCCTTGTCTCGCTTATCATCGACCATCGCGAGGCGTGGTTGTTTGGTACGAACTCGGTTGAAGTTTGGTACGACGCGGGCAATGCAGGCTTTCCGTTAACCCGTATTCAGGGCGCTTACAACGAAATCGGGTGTGTAGCTGCGTACTCTGTCGCCAAACTGGACAACGGCGTGTTCTGGCTCGGTGGCGATGCACGCGGTGAGGGTATCGTCTACCGCACAAACGGCTACACAGGCCAACGTGTCTCAACGCACGCTATTGAGTGGCAAATTCAACAGTACGGCGATATCTCGGATGCTATCGGCTACACATACCAACAGGATGGCCACGCCTTCTACGTTCTGATCTTTCCATCCGCCGGTGCAACGTGGGTGTATGATGTTGCAACCGACAACTGGCACGAACGGGCTGCGTGGGTAAACGGGGCGTATACCCGTCATCGTTCCAATTGCCAGATGGCGTTCAACCATCAAGTTATTGTCGGTGATTATAATGATGGACGCATTTATGCGTTTGATTTGGAAACGTACTCTGACGATGACCAACCGCAGCGTTGGCTTCGTTCATGGCGGGCTCTGCCACAAGACCAGAACACGCTCGTCCGTACAGCCCAGCACAGCCTTCAGCTTGATGCTGAAACAGGCGTTGGGCTTAACAACGGGCAGGGCAATGACCCACAAGCCATGCTTCGTTGGTCGGACGATGGCGGTCATACTTGGTCAAATGAGCATTGGGCGTCAATGGGTGCTATCGGTGCTTACGGCACTCGTACCTTCTGGCGTCGGCTTGGTATGACCAATAAACTGCGCGACCGAGTGTATGAGGTATCAGGAACAGATCCTGTGAAGATAGCTATCGTCGGCGCAAACCTATTGTTGAGCGGCTCAAGTGCCTAACGCAAACCGCGTCCCAACCACACAAGTCCCGCTAACAGACCCGACTACAGGATTAGTCTCCCGCGCTTGGTTTCGGTTTTTTGAAAACCTGAACACAATGATAAGCGATGTCTATACGCCAACATTGGTCAACACGACCAACATTGCGTCTAGCACGCCTGCGATTTGTCAGTATTTTCAAATCTACAACGTGCTTACGGTAAGCGGTCAAGTTACGATACAAGCTACGGCTACAGGCGCGTGTAATTTGAAAATGACACTGCCGGTTGCTAGTAAATTTACATTTTCCGGTCAAGCCGCAGGCACGTTTGCTACGACCACCGCAGGCGGTACAGCGCAGGGCGCTATCTTGGCTGATATTACGAATGATCAACTTGAATTTCGGTTTACGGCTACGAATACAGCGTCAACGGTCTATTCTTTCACGGCTACTTACCAACTTGTGCAATAGTAAAAATCAATGTAGGGTGCGGCTATGGCAGTCATTCTTTCCCCTTTAGCCGGTGCAGGCTGGCAGTTCTTCGACGACAACGGCGATCCGTTGACGGGCGGGCTGATATATACTTACGCCGCAGGGACAACTACACCGCTTACAACATTTACCGACAGCACTGGCGCTACACCTAACACCAACCCGATTGTGCTTGATTCGGCAGGGCGTGTGTCAGCCCAAGTTTTTTTGACTACGGGTAGCAGCTACAAGTTTGTGTTGCAGACCTCGGCAAGCGTTACAATTTGGACAAAAGACAATATTGACGGAATTCCTGAGTCTAGCATTACGTCTCTTCGCCTTAACGGCTCAACGTCTGGCTATGTAGATTTGCAGACCGTTCCTGTTGCGGGTGCAAATACAATTACATTCCCGGCGGCTACAGGCACGGTTCTGTTAGACCCGAATACGGCGTTTACTGGCACGTCTACATTTGAAACTATCTCGGCTACTAAAGACATCTCTGGCCGCACACTAAACGCATCTGGTTCGATTACGGTCGGCAGTTATTTGTACGGCAGCGGCACGGGGCAGTTTAAAATTCCTGAAGGCACGACGGCTCAGCGCGCAGGGTCGTTTACCGGCATTGGGTCGATCACAGCTACAACCCTATCGCTTTCATCCGTGTCAGCGGGAACGGCGTATGTCGGCGCAACAATCACAGGTACGGGCGTAACCGCCGGCACGCGCATCACAGCGTTTGTAACCGGCACAGGCGGCGCGGGAACGTACACGGTCAGCGCATCTCAGACGGTAGCGTCTACAACGATTACCGACCAAGCTGTTGCGGGCATGATGCGGTACAACTCAACGCTGTCTACCTTTGAAGGGTACAGCGCGGGCAACTGGGGGTCGATTGGCGGCGGTGCTACGGGCGGTGGCTCTGATGCCGTGTTTAACTTGAACGACAAGACCATTACGACCTCGTACACGATTGCGTCTACCAAGAACGCCAACTCCGTTGGCCCTTTAACCATTAACTCAGGCGCAGTAGTTACGATCTCGTCTGGCTCACGTTGGGTGGTTCTCTGATGTCTCAAATTGTACTCACCTCTGATCCTCTCAGCACAACAACCGCAGGCGCGTTGGAGTATGACGGCGTAGCGTTGTACGCTACACCTACGGCTGCACAACGCGGCGTCATAATGGCTGAACAGATTATTCTGTTGCAGGCGGCTTACACGTTGACCTCACAGACCGCCGCGCAGAAACTGTTCAACACGCCTACTGGTGGCCAAGTTACATTGACCGCCGGCACTTATGAATTTGAGTGTTTTTACTCACTCAGCGCCATGAGCGCAACTTCAGGTTCATTCGGGTTTGCTTTAGGCGGCACGGCTACCTTCACGCAGTTCTTTTGGAGCCTTGCACAAAAAGGCGCTGCGGCAGTTGCTACAGCTACGGCTACGCAATCCACATACAATGTTGCGGCCAACACAACTTTAGCAACCGCGTCGGTTAACACGGTCGGCTACGCCAATATCTCAGGCATCATCAACGTGTCTGTTACTGGCACAGTCATCCCGCAAGTATCACTTGGGATCGCGGCTGCGGCGGCGGTTGGTATCGGCTCATATTTTCGTATTCGTCCTATCGGTAACACTACAGTCACTTCAGTCGGAAATTGGAGCTAAACCATGTCTTCAATTGTTCTCACCGCAGACACTCTTCTTGGAACACCTACCATCGGCTCTGTTGAGTTTGATGGCAAGGCGTTTTACAACACAGCGCAAGGCACGCAGCGCGGGGTTATACCCGGCGCTCAGTTCTTTCGGTTGGAGTCTAACCTTGCAGGCGCAAACGTCGCTACAGTGCAAAGTGTCTTTGGGGTTAGCGTCACGTTGTCTACTTCAACGATATACGCTTTTGAAGCCATGTATTACTTTAACAAAACAGCGGGGACTACATCTCATACCCTTGGTATTGGGTATGGTGGGTCGGCGACAATTAACAGTATATTGTGGAACTCGGTTGGTATTGATGGCTCTGCTACATTACCAACTAGGTCTACCCCCGGACTTGCCGCAAATGCCGCCGTTACAAATCAAACAATTACCGGAGCAACAGCTTCGGCTGCCGCAACAACTTTTGCAAACATTAAAGGCATGGTCAGCATCAATGGCGGCGGCACGTTCACGCCTCAGTACACGCTCTCTGCCGCTCCCGGCGGTGCGTACAGCACTATGGCGAATAGCTACTTCCTGATCTACCCAATCGGCGCGTCCGGCGCTAACATTTCCGTAGGAGCTTGGGCATGACCGTAACGATTGATGGATCAGCAAGCGTCACGATTAACTCAGGCGCGGTGCTGGGAATTAACTCTAGTACCGCTGTAGCATCTACCTCTGGCACTAGCATCGACTTCACTAGCATACCATCATGGGTAAAACGCATAACGGTGATGTTGTCTGGCGTAAGTACAAACGGAACTTCTCTTATTCAAGTTCAAATTGGCGCGGGGAGCGTTGTTTCAAGCGGATACTTAGGAACTGGCGGCGAACTTCGCGCAGCCCCAGACGTTGCAAATTTTACCGCTGGTTTTGGGTTGTCGCCAACACCTGCCGCCGCAGATGTCATTCATGGCGTAGTGACTATCGTTAATATTACAGCGACAACATGGGTGTATTCTTTTGTAGGCGGCACTTCAAATGCACCTACTAACTTAGTTGGCGGCGGTTCTTCTGCATCATTAAGCGGTGCTTTAGACCGCGTTCGCGTTACAACAGTCCTTGGTGTAGACACCTTTGACGCGGGCACTATCAACATCTTGTACGAGTAAAAATCATGGACAGAATTGAAGTGAATGTACAGACGGGCGAGGTTAAGATTATTGTTGAGGAGCCTGTTCCAACGCCTGAACCAGAACTTGAGCCTGTGCCAGAATGAGAGAACAAGTTCAACAGATCGAAGATATGATGCAGGGGATGCCCCCTGCATTTTTGCCTATTAAGCACTACTTTGCCAATGGGATGTACGCCCGCGAGATGTTCATGCCCGCCGGTACGATCCTCACCGGCGCTGTTCATAAAACGACACATTTTTGCATCCTCTCCCAAGGCCACGTCCATGTTATCTCCGAGGATGGTATTATGGATCTCGTAGCGCCGGTCACCATTGTCTCGCAACCGGGTACAAAACGTGCCATCCACGCGCTTGAGGATACGGTCTGGACAAACATCCACGCGACAAACGAGACGGATCTTGATAAGCTGGTCGAAGAACTTACGGAATCAACAGTTGACCAATTGCAGGGCGGTGATAATAACAAGCAGGAGCTTGCCTACGCCGACCAACTGAAACTGGAGCATTAAGATGGCTTTTATTATCGGGGCAGTGATTGGCGCAGGCGCATCGCTCATCGGCGGTGCAATGGCATCGTCGTCGGCGAGCAAGGCCGCTAGCACGCAGGCTAGGTCAGCGGACAAGGCGACCGCGCTTGAAAGGCAGATGTACGAGGAGGGCGTAAAACGGCAACAACCGTTTTACGACGCCGGCATAACCGCACAAAATCGGTTGTTAGATATTCTTGGCTTGAGCGACCGCACGACTGCTGAAGGATACGGGTCGGGCGTAAGACCATTCGGCATGGATGATTTTCGCGCCGATCCTGGTTACAACTTTCGCATGAAAGAAGGTCTTAAAGGTCTTGACGCTACCGCAGCGGCTAGGGGCGGTTTGATTTCGGGTAACGCTCTTCGCGGCGCGCAAGAGTTTGGGCAGGATCTTGCATCGCAAGAATATACAAACGCCTATAATCGTTACCGCACTAACCGCGCTGATGTGCTAACGCCGCTTCAATCAATTTTAGGGCAAGGCCAGACAACAGCGTCCGAGCTTGGTTCGGCAGGGCAAAACTACGCTAAAAACGCCGGTAGCACCATGATGGCCGCCGGTAACGCCCGCGCTTCTGGCTACACTAACTCGGCAGATTCTTGGAACAGAGCGTTGGGCGGCGCGTCAGGCACGATCAACTCCAATATGTTGTACAACCAGATGTTTGGTAATGGCGGCTATAACCCATACAGCAACTATGGCAGTTTGGCAGGCGGCGGTTCGGTTGCTATGCCGACTGCTAGACCAGGAGACTTCTAATGGCTGAAATTTATGTTCCCGGCCCTTTTGATTTTGTAGGCACTGCCAACTCATTGTCGCAAATGCAAAGCGCTCAACAAGCGCGGCAGTCTAACGCTTTGCAGATGCAGTACACGATGGAAGATCGTGCGAGAGAAGCCGAAAACCGCAAGATAGCGGCGGGCAATGCTTTGGCTGAACGCCTGCGTAAACAACAATTTATAAGTACAATACAGAGCGGGTATATGCCTGCTAAAACTGCTGTCATGGGGCCAGGCACTGTTCAAGGTAACACGCCGGCAAGTTTTGACCCAGAAAAAGTTAAGAATGAACTTCTTAGACGCGGTGATATTCCTGGTTTGGTTACATTTTCCAACGCGCAAGAGCAGATTGCCAAACAACAGGAACAGGAAGCTAAAGTTACCGGCCAAGGTTTGATCAATGAAGAAACACGGGCAAAAACTGAGGGGCAACTTTTAACTAATACGGGTACAGACTATGATAATACTAAAAAGTATATTGATTTAACCCGTTCGCAAATTGACGCCGCGCCAGATATTGAGTCGCTTAAAGCAATAGTAGCGGCAACATTTACGCCCGGTCATCCTATGGCAAAATTTAATGAGCTAAACGGTTTGACGCTTGAACAATCAATGGCGGCTATTGATGGCCTAACTGCGAAAGGCTATCTTTTTCCTCAAATACGCGAACAAATGTCGCAAGGCGCGACTAAGGCAGCGGAAAACATTGCGGCCCGTGGGTTGGTAGCGGCTCAAACGGGAACCGCAACCGCTAATACAGTTAAAATTGAAGCCGAAACTGAAGCGGCGAAAGACGCATTTACAGTTGAAAACGTCCAAACCTCTACAGGCCCAATAAAAGTAAAAGTTTATAAGGACGGCAGAGTTGAACGGCTTAAGTTAGGCGACGAAACGCTTGCGCCTGAAGTAACCCCAATTGCCCCGACTCAATTAGAGCAACTTCAAAATCTTGAAGCTAAATTATACGCGGCTAACCCTAATGATCCTAGATTAGCTGATGTAAAACGCGCAATTGAAAAAGAGACTACAAAAGCGGCTGGAGTTACCGTTAACACGGGCGACACCGCAGGACAAACACTTGAGAAAAAAGGTAGCGAGTTAATAGTAGCTAATTATGCCTCGCTATCTGATGTTCCGCAACAGTTGGAAAATTTTAGAAAAGTAAAAGAACTTATCCCTCAAGCCGTAAAATTTATGGGTAAAGGCGGTACAACATACGCGGATGCTGTCAGTTTCCTTAACAACCGTCTTGGCACTAACATTAATGTTAACGATGCAAACGGTAATTTAGCTTCCGCTCGCGAAATAGAAGCGCGTTTGTTCCAAGGCATTTTGGAAAACTTAAAGAAAATGGACTCGCAACCAACGCAGAGTCAACAACAGGCGCTTAAAGATGCAATTGGTCAATTACAGACAGAACCAGACGCACTTGCAAGGTTGGTTGATGCTTTTTCCGAGCCTTTTATAGCAAAAGTTAAAATGCATAACGATTTTGTTGATAAGGCAATAAAACGCGGTGATGTTAGGGCTGAAGACTACAGAATTAAACTGCCTGAAATGAACGCCGCTGCCCCAACTGTAAGTAATTGGAAATAGGTGACAAATGCCTAGAAACATTACCGTAACTTTTGCTGACGGGTCTACGCATATATATCAAAATACGCCGGACGAGATTACGCCTGAAGAAGTTACGCAACGCGCCACAAAAGAGTTTAGCAAACAAGTTACTAACTTGGATGGCGGCGCGGCTGCGCGAGGCACGGCGCTTGGCGAAACCGCGCCCGCAGGCGATATGGAACGACCGCCTGTGCTTGCTGCGCCGGTAGTGCCTAACCTTGCCGTGCCGCGTAAAGATGGGACTGGCTATAGTATTTTTGCGGACGAACCTGTTCGGCAAAATCTTGATCTTATAGAAACCGGCGGCGCGATTACCGCAGGCGCGGCTACAGGTTTTGCATTACCTGACATACTTAAAGGCACGGGGAAAGTACTTCAAAAAGTTCCTTACGCTCCAGTTAAAGCGGCGGGCACTGCAATGGCGTTGGGCGCACCGTTTATATCCCGCGGTTCAGCTATGATAAGCGGGCTTGTTGGCGCTGGTACAGGTAATGTTGTAAAACAAAAACTTGAAATTGAAGGCGTTAAACCTTCGTATGCGCTTGCCGCAGACCTTGTAACAAACATAGGTGCCCCCGCCACGTTTGGTAAAATACTAAAAATAGCTACGGCTATAACTTCGGCGTTGCCTATAGACATTGATAAAGGGGCTAAATCTGTAGCTAAAGAACTTGGTATGAACTTTGATAATTTGTCCCAAGGCGAACAGACAATCGTCCGCGACACAGTTAAGGCAATGAAGCAGGGTGGAGAGACTGCGGCAAGAGAGTTGTTTGAAGAGATTAAAAAAGGCGGTCAACGTATTGCGTCAGAAGCAGATGTGGCGGCGCAGGCGCGTGAAGCTGCTGCTTACACGCAAAACCGCGATGATTTTATTAGGTCTTCAGGTGTGCTAACCGCCGCTGATGATACGCTGGCTAGAGCAAAAAGCACGGTCAACCGCGTAGGCGACCCTAATGTAGAACTGACCGACATTGGCGGGACGCAACGCGCTGCGGTTTTGAAAAGATTTGAAAAAGAAACTTTAGATCGCGACGAAACTTATAAGTCTATGGTTGCTGTCCGCGACGATGTTGTAAAAGCAAAAGAAGCAAACAAAGAATTTATAACGGATCTTCCGCTTTACACACGACTTAACAACAAAATAAAATCGGTGTTGTTGGAAAAGAAAATTCCCGCCTCGCAAGGCGTAGCGCCTGAAACAGAACAACTTACGCTTTCTGCATTTCGTCAGATGCGCGACGCGCTTTCGCCGGTAATGAAGCCGGTGTCGGCTAACTCAGCGCAACAATTAGCGCGCAGGGGCGCAAACATTCAAAACATTGACGGGCAAAACTACCAAGTGTTGCAGCCGTCTTTTAACGCGATTGACACCGTTCGACGCAAACTTGGTGATGCGGCGTTTGGTCAGGGCGAAGAAGGGTTTAAAGCACTTGGGCAGAACCGCGCTAAAGAATGGTACGGGTATTTAAGCAAGCTCCAGAGCAATTACGCAGGCGCAGCGCATACCGATCTTCAAAAAGGGTACGAGTTAGCGTCGGGTCTTTTAGCAGATTTTAAAGGCGGCGCAGGCGCGGCGGTGCTTAAGACTGAGAAACTGGCTCCTGAGATGTTTGTTGGCGATGCTAAAGACATCCCGGCTAAATTTTTTGGTAGCCGCACTGGCGTGGAACAATTGCAGGCGCTTACGCAAGACCCTGATCTGGTGCTTACCACGGCGTCTAACTATCTTGCTAAACAGTTGAGCGGCAAAACAGGTATTGAAGCCCGCGCTTGGTTAGAGAAGAACTCGGATTTCCTGTCTGCGCCGCAACTTAAGCCTGTGCTTCAAAAAGCAGTTGATTACGTTGACGAACTTGAAAGAGCAGGCAGTACCTCCAAAGGGCTTACCGGCACTGCTAAGGGTATGGAAAAGCAGGCAGATGTAACGCTTGCAAATAAGTTGGCAGAAGCTGAAAACATACGGCTTGGCGGCAAAAATAAGTTAGCGGATATTGTAGGCGACGCCGCGCCTGAAATGCGCATTGCACAGCTTTTGAGCAGCAACAAGATGAGCGATTGGGTAAACGTAGCCGACGCGCTTCAAGGTTCAGCGCAAGGTCGTGATTTGCTTGCCAAAGCAGTCTCACAACATATCGCCAACATTGCTGAACGGTCGCCTAAATCGTTTTCTGGGGAAGACGCGCTTAAGCAAATAACTGAGCCTATGTTGGAAAGCGGGCTTGTTAATCGTGCGTTTATCAATGGTCTTGAAAAACAACTCCGCGCAATGCGTGAACCGGCCGAGTTTAAGTTAAATTGGTTCAAAGAAGCACTAGCGCGGGGCATAGCTACGTTTGGCGCTGCACAAGCCGGGACAGGTATTGGCATGGTTCCTAATATGCTTGCCCCACCATCCACCAACCAGAACGCATTGGCGGCGCAATAATGGACACGCAGACCCTTATCAATCTTGGCGGCGCTATCATCCTCGCAGGCATGGGATGGTTGGCGCGTGAGCTTTGGGGTGCGGTGAAAGATCTGCGAAAAGACCTGCACATCATTGAGGTTGCGCTACCGTCAAATTACATTCGCAAAGATGAGTTTCAAGAGGGAGTGAAAGAGCTTAAAGACATCTGTCGTCAAATATTTGAGCGGCTTGAAAACAAAGCGGATAAGTAAATGGATCCTTTTACGCTGCTGGCGAGCGCGACGGCCATCTACAATGGAATCAAATCAGCGACCGACGCCGGCCACGAGGCCATCGACGTTGTAGAGCGCGTGGGAAGTTTGTTTGCGAGGATCGCGCAGATCACGCAACTAACCTCTGGGCAAAAAAAGAAGCTATTCCAAAGCCAAGCAGAATACGAGGCTGAAGCAATCAAGCTATACGCTTTGCGGGCTAAGGCGCAACAGCTTCAGTTGGACACCAAGAACCTGTTTGTAGGGGCGTACGGTCAACAAGCGTGGATTGCAATTCAGAAGGAAGTCACCGAAATGCGTAAAGAGGCCGTGCGTCAAGCGGCCGCCGCGCAGAAGGAAGCCGAGGAACGCCAAGCTGAACTGATCTTGGGAGCATGGATGTTCTTGGGCGTTATCGTTATGGCTCTTGGTCTTGCACTCTTCGTCTATCTGACGGCGCACAAATGAGATACCTGATGGCAATTGCATTTTTGGTTCTGTCAGGGTGCGAAGACCGCTACCGCTACCCGTGCCAAGACCCCAAGAACTGGGACGCGCCGGAGTGCAACCCGCCCATTTGCACCGCCTCTGGAACCTGTTCCGCAGACACTCTGAAACAGAACCCTTGCGGAGCCGTAGCGCGATGAGGATCAAGGAAGACGAACTTCACGCCCTTCTCCAGTTCATCATTGGCATCAGCTTATGCCTGACGCTGACGGGGACGGTGTTCGCCGTGCTGTACAGCCTGATATTCGTTGTGCAGCCTATTGACGGGCAAGCGCCAAACGACCAAGAATTTTTTAAGCTGATTGCGCCGATTGCGACGTTTCTGACCGGCACGCTGTCGGGGATCATGTTAGGTTCTAAATCTACTGGAGGTAAGGACGATGGATCTGCTTAAAACATTCGGGCCGCTACTCGGCTCAGTCGCGCCTAGCATCGCTACGGCCCTTGGCGGCCCACTGGCGGGCATGGCAACGAAGGCGCTATCCCAAGCACTGCTTGGCAACGAGGACGGCTCTGAGGACGATCTGCAAACAGCGCTTCGCGCCGCCTCGCCTGAGCAGCTTGCAACGGTCAAAAAGATTGACGCAGATTTCAAAGTCCAGATGAAGAGCCTAGACATTGACCTTGAACGCATTGCGGTAGACGACCGTAAGTCTGCAAGAGATATGCAGAAAGAAGTAAAAGACTGGATTCCACGCGCCCTTGCAATCAGCGTGACATTTGGGTTCTTTGCCATTCTAATTTATATGCTCGTCTACGGCCTGCCGACATCTGGCAACGAGGCGTTGCTTCTGCTTTTGGGCGCTTTGCAAACAGCGTGGGGCGGCATCATCGCATTTTATTTTGGGTCTTCGTCTGGCTCGCAGAAGAAAGACCAGATGATCTACAACTCAACACCGAAAGAATAAGCCATGAAAGACAATTTTGAAGAGTGCCTCGCCCATGTCTTGAAACATGAAGGGGGATATGTCGATCACCCCAAGGATCCAGGGGGAGCAACAAACCACGGTTGCACCAAGAAAGTCTGGGAAGAATGGGTCGGCCATGAGGTAACCAAAGATGACATCAGATCCCTCACAGTTGCCGACGTCGCGCCGCTCTACAAAGCCCGGTACTGGGACAAGTGCCGCTGCGATGACCTCCCGCATGGGGTGGACTTTGCTGTTTTTGATCTTGCTATTAATTCTGGTACTGGCCGTGCCAGCAAGTTTCTTCAGGGCGCTTGTGGTGTGGCTGCTGATGGCGCTATCGGCCCTGCTACACTTGCCGCTGTAGCGAAGATGAACCCGCGCGAGCTGGCGTCCAAAATCTGCGAACGCAGACTTGAGTTCCTGCAAGCCCTGCCGACATGGGAAACCTTCGGCAAGGGTTGGGGCAGGCGCGTAGCCGAGACGGAAGAGGTAGCGTTCAAGATGGTCGGTTGAACGTCGGGTTGCTCTGGACGCGGACTTCGGGGTTAGCCCAAGTCCATATCTCACCCGTCTCTTGAACGCACACCCACATCAGGTGATGCTCTTCGCCGTAGTCAATCACGAAGTGCGCCAGTGCTTTACCCTTCGGGGTAATCATTGGCAGTGTGGGAGACAGTTGAAGGATCATTTGTCGCCTATAATGGTTTTAACTGATTGTGCAAAACGCCGGTCTATGTTTGCGTGTTTTTTTATTTTTTTCAGCGCGTCTTTCCCAATTTGATTTACCCGCGCTGGGCTAATCTTAAGCGATGCAGCAATTGTTTTAGAAACTTCGGGCGCGCCAGATTCAAGCCCAAATTGCCTTTGCATTATTTCATAGTCTCTAACGCCTAAGATTTGTTGAATTGTCTCGTTAACATAACTTTTAGATTGCGTTAGCATAAGAAGGTCTTCTGGCGAAATAGCGGCCTGCCGCAAAGAAGACGTAATCTCCATCACGTCTTGGCTACTCATTTCAAAAGACGCTTTGTTCCTTGCTAACGGTTCATAATAATGTTGTTCAGGAAACAACTCTTCTGGCTTGCAGTTAAAATATTCTGCCAAACGTAAAACAGATTGTTTCCACCCATTGATGGTCATAGGCGAATTTCTTAACGCTAAAAAACACTGTATTGTAGCGGTTGATAATTTTGTTTTTTTAGCTAATTCTTTAACCGAACCTATATTTTTCAACTGCATATGGCGAAACAAATAATTATTCTTAACCGTCAAGGTAACTTGATATTCTTTCATAGTGTGTACTCCCATCATTCTTTCTTCTGTGCAGCACGGGCGACCGCTTCTTCACGTTGCTTGGCTGTCACCCATGCCAAAGCGTTCTCAAGCTGCTTCTCCAGCAACGCAACGCGCTTGCGTAGTTCAATGATGTGATCCATCGTGACGGGGTCGCAATGCCTCATTTCATTTTCTCCAACAGTTCAACGCGCTCCCGCGTGTTACGCAAGATGCAATACCTCTGGTGCAACCTGACGATAAACGTAGGCCGCTTGTCATGGTTAATCTCATGTTCAATCAACATCCACAGTTCATCCTCGGTGTACGACATCAACTTGCTGTTCAGCACAACCCAATTCTCTACGCGCATTTCAACTCCTCAATCGCTATGTCGGATAGCGCCCGTTTAT